CGTATACTGAAGCAATAGTTGACCAACCTGAACTAATACCACCACCACTATCTCTAGTAGTACCTTGACCTTGAAGGGTGATTTGATGTCTTAACTGACCTACTTGACTCATTATCCAATTGACATTAGTTTAGAAGAACCTAAACCGCTATAAACTACATAAGGTGCTAATAATTTGGTTGCTGTAGCAGGTAATGATGTCTTACCTTCATACATATCCCCTCTATGTTCATATAAATAAGTTAATACTTGATAAATAGAAAACTTAATTGGTTCAGGTACAGCACTAGCACTGGAATAACCAACAACGTATTGAACTTCAATAGCATTGGCTACTCTTAGTGCTGTTGGAAATGTTTCACCTGTTCTAAGAACTATCCTTGCAGGTTGTCTAGCACTATCTACATAATAATTAGAACTAGAAAAAGTTGTAGCAGTATCTTCGTCATCATACGTCTTGACATGAGTGACTGAAGTAACTGGTGGCATAGGTAAGTCAATATAGTTTTTATAATAATTAAGGTATGGACCAGTTCTCATACCTTCCCATAAGGGATTATCTATATCGTCAAGGTTATCTAAGAATAATTGCAAAGTTTGAGACATAATCGCCCTTTGCATATGTTCTTCACATAATTTTCTTGCTGATACAATCAGTGATGTGATTAAAGCATCATCACCTGAACTATCTACTCTTAAATATGCCTTTGCTTCTGCAAGTGTTATTGGTTCTGATGCAGGTTCTGTATGTATTACTAGACCTGCCATTCATTCTCCTAATTAGCCTTTTTCTTTTCTGCCTTTACTTCTTCTATTGGGTTTTCACCTTTAATAGAATCACCTTGTACTTCTTGCAATCTTTGTACTAACACTCGGATTGTGTGTTGAGCATTAGCAAGTTCTTGTTGAGCAGTGTTGTATAGTGCTTCGTAATTTAATTCTTCTGACATATAATTCTCCTAAATTAATTAAAAAATACTCTTTCTATGAGTACGCCAAACATGGATGTAATAATTAAAGCATAGATTCCATAAATAAGATTTTCAAGTTTATCAAATCGCTTTGAACCACTTGCCATTCTTTTTTCTATGGTCTCATATCTAATAGCACATTCTCTTTCGTGTGCTTCTAATTTGCTTATAGTATCACTAGCCATAAATCTATTCTAAGTCATTAATTCTTTATGTACAACATAATAAATGAACCTGAAACACCATGTGTATTAGCACTAGCTTGACAAGTTAATTTAATGTCTGATTTTTCAGGTATTACTGTAGGTAGTTCTAAATCAAATCTTAATGCATCTGTTGTGAATGTACCTTTTTCTTTTGTTTGATAAACACTTCCATATTCTCTAACTTTCACTCTTGCTGTTAAATATACAGCACCTTGTACGTTTGATGAAAAGTCTACTTGGTATAAATAACCAGTAAATCCTGCAGGAACAGTCCATACTGCCATAAGTGTTTGGTTTTCATTACTTGATATTTTTGCTATTGATGTTGCAGGTACACCACTTGATACAGCACCAGTACCCATGTGAATATCACCTGCATTTTTTTCACCAGTACCTGCTGTTAATACCTTTGCTCTAAATATTCTTAAATATGAATTAGTTGTATTAACTGCTGTTTGTCCATTTAAGGTAACAGTCTCTTCAACTTCGTTATAATCCCCATCTAAGCCACTGAGAAGCACTGTCCTTGCACCTGTGCCATCACTTGTATCGTTTGTATTACTTGAGGAAACTTTGATTACACTGGCTTCTGTTAAAGCGTCATAATCACTACCATTATCTGAAATGGTTACTTCTGAACTACCAACAGAAGGGTGGAAACCAAATTTATAGATACCTTTGGTTTTATCCCACCTTCCTTGTCTAACTTGTAGACCTAAAAAGGAATTTATAGACATTTAAGCCTTCTTTTTAGTAGTTTTCTTTGTAGTAGTTTTCTTTTTTGCAGTAGTTTTTTTCTTTGGAGATTCACCACCTTCCCATGCTTCGTTTACATCAGGGGTTGATGGGTCATCTGCTTTCAATTGACCTTTATCGTTTCTTGCTCTTTTGACTTCTTTAACTTCTGCTTGTACATCTAATACTTCTTCAACAGAATCTACTTTTATTTCCATAGCCCAACCATTAGCAACAAAGTTGTCCATGATTTCTTCTTGCCATTTACCTTTTGACTCTACGATATCATCTGCTTTGTGTAAAACCATATCTGCTGAGTTTTCATCTGCAATCGCAGGTTTTGGAACTAATATTTTAAATTTTCTTGCCATAATCTTTTACCCTAAAAAAGTGGGGGGTTTTTATACCCCCCTAAGTTAATTAATAACTTGAGTTATTATCAGCATCTACATTATGTCTTGGGTGACCTTTAATGATTGTTGCTGAAATTGGACAACCATTAGTGTGAGTACCAGTAAAGTCTGCAAAGACTCTTAGGTATCTCTTACCACCAACATATCCAATGTAATACACAGACTCATCTTCACCATCTGCATCAATTGTTGCAAAGATTCCTGATGAATCAACAGTTCCGTCAGTTACTAAGTTTTGGTCTGTTACTGCCGACCATGATGAATTATCATCACTATCTTGTAGTATCAAATCAATTTTAACTGAACCTGAAAGTGTATCACCTGAAGCACCAACATTAACTAATGCGACTGCACTTTCAAAAAATTGCAAGTCAACACCAGTTCCTGTGCCTTCAGTATCGTTATTACCAACTATTGCATCTATTGTAGATACAGGTGCGATATTATTTGCTAAATCTCTCATCATCTACTCCTTGCTTAAGCTGTTACTTTTAGTTTAGATATGGCTTCAGGAAGAATCACTTGACCACCAACTCTTCTTCTAGCAATGTATCTTACGTTACCAGTAGTAGCTTGTGTAAATGGGTCTCTTAAAACCGCCAAAGATACTCTATCAACAATCATATATGCTCTTCTGAAGTCACCAAAAGCAACTGGGAAAGCATTTTGTGCGATAGAAGCCATGTCTGTAGCTTCCACATATGGTTGACCAAGAATAGTATTTACCATACCACCTTGTAATGTCATACCTGCTTGGAATACATACTGACCTGCAGTATCTTTTAATTTTCTGATTGCAGAAAGTGTGCTTCTGTTAAATACAAAAGTACCATTTCTACCATACTCTGACTTAATGTTGTGCATTAAAGTAATGAGGTTATCAGCAGTAATAGCTGAGTTAGAACCTGAGTCAATTGAACTAACTGATGAGTTAGTCATAAATCCTTCAGGCTTACCAACTGCGTTACCACTAACAAAAGCAGCACCTTCAGCTTTTGCAAATTGCTCTGCAAACTCTGATTGCATTTCAGCTTCTAAGTCAAATACTGAATCTTCTAAGTCTTGCTCAGAAATATCTACTAGAGCATATTGCTCATGTGCAGGTAATTCTTCTAGACCTACGTTATATCCAGTTGTTTCACTTCTAGTTCCGCTTTCTGCTACCCATTGTGCAGCAAAAGTACCAGTTCTTTTTGGAACTTGGATACTTCTAGCACCTGTACTTCTGATTCTTGCAATACTTCTGATTGGTGATATTTCAGTAACATCTTTAATCAGTTCTCTTACATACTCAGGTGGTGCTAAATAACCACCAGTTGAATCATTACTTACAGTTAATGCTTTTCTTTCATCAGGTGCAAGACCTTCAATGCCTTTTCTACAATATGTATCAAACGCATTCATATAATCATCTACTTGCTTAGTATCAAAACCTGAGTTTGGTCTTCTAATGACTGTCTCTAGTTTTTCAATTTGGCTTTTGATATTTTCAGCGTTAGCTTCAGCAGTTGTTAATTTTTGATTAATGTCTTCATAAGAATCCATCTTAGCTTCTAATTTAGCTAATTTCTCATCTACATATGCTGTACCTTCGCCTTTTTCTATGCTTTCAATTCTTTGGTCATTAACTTTTTTAAATTCTTCAAAAGTTTTGCCCATTTCCTGAATAGCATTTTTTATATCTTCCGACATAATTGTCTCCTATTAAGATTTCAAGGTTAAAGTTAAGTTTTTTATGGCGTCTACCAATTCAGCATTTGTATCAACATCGCGTTGACCGAATGCATCAGTGACAGCTTTTGCTGCCATCTTTGCTTCTGAACGAGAAAGACTGAAGGCATCACGCATTCCATTTTCCCACTCTCTAATAGAAATATCTTCACCTTTCACTGAACGAACAGTTGCCTGAGGGTTCATGGGAAAGGTTACT